CGCATCTCAAGGCCACCTGTTACTTGTGTCTCAGGATACTCGCTTACATTATCCAACAAGGTAAAGGTCAACGTCTCAAAGCCATTCATCTTAGTCCACCAATAATCCCAACGGTTTACGGCTGTTACTGTTTGGTCTGCTTGATGTAGGTTATCAGCCAACAACAACACCACCTGATAACGGATGTATTGTCCGCCTGTGTACTCTACGTCTGCAATGTTAGCGTTCTGCAACATTACTCCGTAGTACGGCATTGTTTGGTTAGCAAGTTTGTTTAACTCACTCTCGTCCCAAATGTAACCGTATGACGTTATGCCATTGGCACTAAAGGCGTGCTCTAATCTGTTTTTGACTTTGGATAGTGAGCCTTGTGACATTACCCTTCTTTATGTAGAATAACCATAAACCCTGTCGTGTGGACTAACGGCAGCATTGGCTCGTCCTTGTCAACCTTCTCAGTTTCTGTACCTAATACAGGCGTGACAGATACAATCGAATAGCCGCCTTCTGTATTAATCTTAGGGCTATATGCGTTAAGGTGTACGTTTAGTTTATTCATTACTGAACTTTCGCCTTCGTTGAAACTGTCTACTTGACGAGAATCGAACTTCTTAGTCTTCTCCTTGAACCTGTCGTATCGGTCTCTAATGTTTTGTGTTTCGCTTGTGCTTTCCGCTTGGTCTAACGGTATGAATAGTGTCTTAATTGCCATAGTTGTGTTTGCCCTAAATATAGTCAATAATATCCAAAGTCATTTTGCACTATAATTGTGTTCTATTGTATTATGTTATTTTCTTTTCTATTCTATTCTTTTAGCATTGCTACGGCATTGCTACGGCATTGCTACGGCATACAACCTTTATGTGTCAACACTTTGCAACGTGATCATTTGGATAAATGTCTAAGAGTTGTATCTTAGAGTTTATAAGAGATATCTTGTGTTTGGTTCATAGCCTCTGCCTTAATCGGTAGGGGCTTTTTTTATACCTTTAACGTATGGATTGGAATAGCATCTTTATCATAGCCATCTGCACCGTTTGGATACTTGGCATCTTCTATTGGGTAGGAAAGTCAATCAACGACTGACGTTGTGCATTGTCAATACGCTCTTGAGCAATAGCAAAGTACTTGTCATCCTGCTCGATGCCTATAAAGGATCGTTTTGTGTTTACACAAGCTACACCTGTTGAACCTGAACCCATAGTAAGATCAACAACTAAATCTCCTTTATTGCTGAACGTCTTTATTAGGTCTTCCAATAGTAGCACAGGCTTCTGTGTTGGGTGGTATCCGTCATAGTCCTTTTTGTATTTAAGTATGTTGCTTTTGTACTTCTTGCCTTCCCATAGGTTAAAGGTGCTTGAGTACTGTTTTTTAAATTCGTTGTCTATTACTTTAAGTTCTTTATAGTCTTTGTATCCTTTCATTTTATTAATTCCATAAACTTTTATAAACTTTTCATATGTGTCTATTGGACAAAAGGCAAACTGTGTATCTTCAAAACGTAAAAAGTTTACTTTTACCATATTAAAAGAATTAATTATATCTTTTTTAGATACATTACAAAACTTAAAAACCTTCTTTGCGTAATCTCTTAAAGGATGTATTAATTCAGTTTCACAACTTTTACTAAACACCAAAATATCTTCATAATAATTAACAGGTGCTTTTTTTGAAAGCAAAGCATTTGCAAAGTTGTCTTTTTCCCATATCATACGATAACAAAAAGGAATGTTTGGAATCGCCTTTGTTACTAATTCAGTTGTGAAAGGCTCTTGGCAGAATAACACCATCTTGCCGTTCTTTCGAAGTATTCTATTTGCTATCTTGTAAACCTTGTTGGTATCTATCACGTTATCCCATAAATGGCCATCGTGGTTTTTTATTCCATAGTTCAATCCCTTTATCGTTCCATACGGCAAGTCTGTTAGAATAAGGTCAACGCTTCCACTTTCTATCTTGTCGCTTTCAATAAGGCAATCGCCTTTGTGTAGTTGTATCATATTTTTACTTTATACTAAACGCTCGACTGCTGTGCAGCTTGGCGTACCTGCTTGCATCAATAGCGTGATCAAGGTATTTACGAGGCGTGTCAAGTAGTATGCCTGACCTTGTACGCTCGTAAACATAGTTGCGTAGTTCCTTGATTAGATTGATTGACCGCTTAGTTACCACAAACGGCTTGGCCTTCATCATAGCAAGTCCACCATCTACTGAGCCTCTGAACTTCTTGACTCCCATTATTTGCACTCCGTGCTGTCCTAACTGACGGATAACGGTCTCGTGTGAAGGATCTGCAACAACCATTCGCCTTACGTCCCCTGCACGTATCACAGCCATTAACTTGTCAAATCCAAAGCCTGCTTCATAGTGTATCTCGTCATAGTAGTCAATACCATCGTGTTGCCATAGGTCGACAAGTGTTGTTGGGTTAGACTCTCCAAAGTCCATTCCTGAACAGATGTATCTTGCATTCTCAGGCAATGAGCCAATGCTCCAAACAGACGGAGGGAAAATTGAATTCTGTGGCAATCCGACTTCTCCAAGACCATATACCCTCCACCAATCCGGATCGTGCTTTCTACTTTCTATATTGTCAATCGTTACTTGGTCAAGTGCTTCGTTGTGCTTGTAGTTTAGTTTAACAAATCGCACCTTATCTCTAAAGTCCTCCTCAGGATGCCCAAGTATCTCCGTGTGCGCCCAAAACTCAGCAACAGGATTAAAGTCAATGATTGACCACTTGCGTGTCCTAATAAACAACTCACTCCACGCCTCGTATCCTATGTTGTTGGCCTCGTTAATAAAAAGGAAGTCACGCCTTGCACCTCTCAGCTTATCGCCTTGATCAGCACTAAAGAACTCAAATGTTGCTTTCTTAATGTTGTAGGTATGGCTTGACTTGTTGTGTTGCCGTTCACGATACATATCGTTTGACGTTAGGATAGTAAAGAAGTCACGCATTGCACCACGCCTTAGATGTGGCAATGACTCCGATACAATGCTTATCAACCCCTCAAGGCTGTTCTTGTGTGCTGCTAAGATTAGGTATTGCAGGACTCCATAGGTTTTACCTGCTGACGTTCCGCCTTGCACGATAACAATACGGCCATCGTCCTGTATTGCCTCGCCTACTTGCCCAAATGCTGATGTTGTTCTCAAATGTTATGCAGTACGTCCATAGCAATCTGTGACATTGGTTGTATCACAATTTGTGGCTCTCCTGTGTTCTCTATCTCTTGGCGTTCAACATACCCTCGCTTCTTGCCTTTGGTCTTTAGATAGAAGATCGTTGCCGTTGTATTACCGTCCTTAATCTGTTTGTGTAGGCTTGACTCTGCAAAGTCCAATGCGATGTCGTTAATATCTTCAATGGCTGACTTATATTGCTTGTCTTCTCGCATCCATCGGTAATGCGTTTCTCTGCTAATGCCGACAGCCTTGCAAGCACTTGTTACAATGCCAAGAGACTTCTCCATTGCCTCGACCATTGCCTTTTTGTTGATGTCACTTTTTGTCATATCTCTTTCCGTTTATCTTAACCTCAAGCGTTGGGTCAAGGTTAATCATTCTATCTATTATAACTTGGCAGTACTTAGGGTCTAACTCCATACCGTAGCACTTGCGATTGAGTTGATGTGTTGTTATCATTGTTGAACCTGAACCAAGGTAACAATCCAATACAAGGTTGATTTGGTTTTTAGAGTGTCGGTCAGCATACTCAAAACACCACTTCATTATTTCAATTGGTTTTTGTGTTGGATGTTTTTTGTCCTCTCTATTTGCCAAGGCTCTTGCATACTCTTTAATCCTTAAAGCGTTATTGTACGAAGTCCACGCCATCTCTCCATCGGCCAAACTAAAACCTCTCTGCCCTTTATCCCATATAAGCCATCCCATTGTAGGAGGCAAATCGTCTGTGAAGTAGTTGCCACCCCATATAATTTGATTCTCTGTTATCTCACAAAGGTATTGCAAAACTCCACTTTCAGGCTTTGACTTGTCCCAATCGGCCTCGTAAAACTTCCAACCATTTTTATCAGAGCCACCTTTTCCGTCTCCCTTGCCTTTTAGCATACCACCATAATCAATGCCATAAGGTGGGTCAGTAAGTAGTAAGTCAGCCTTTTCCCCATTCATAAGCTTTGCCACTTGGTCAGAGTCCGTACTATCTCCACACAACAACCGATGCTCGCCAATCTCTATAAGGTCTCCAAGCACAACGTCAACTTGTAAGTTGTCAGGCTCTTCGTAGTTGTCCTCTTCGGCTTCTAATACCTCAACGTCCATATCAGGCAAGTCCAAACCCCAATCATTTAGGTCGCTAACGTCCCACTCGTTTGCAAGCAGTTCCCAATCCCAATCTCCAAAGCCAACGTTGTCCTTGATAATAAACTGACGCTGCTCTTCCTCTGTTAGGTCATCAGCGTACACAACAGGCACTTCGGTTAGTCCTATGTGCTTACACGCCTTGAGTCGCATATTGCCACCAAGAACAATGTTGTCCTTGTTCAATACAATAGGTCTAAGTTCAAGCATACGAGGGAACTCCTCGATTGACTTTACCAACTTGTTAAACTTGTCCTTGTTTATGCTGCGTGGGTTATTTGGGTTCTGCTTAATCGCAGACAACTTCATTATTTTACTTTTCATCGTACCTTAAATATATCACCGCTTCGGTGTAAGTGTATTGTGCTCTTGTCAACAACGTCCTCAGGATCAATTGACAGTCCTTGATAACGTACCTCAAAATGTAAATGAGGACCTAGCGAATTACCTGTGCTTCCTACAATGCCAACAGGATGCCCTTGTCCAATCCAATCACCTTCGTCAACTAATAACTCCCTAAGATGTGCGTAATACGTCTCTAAGCCGTTTAAATGTGTAACGATAACCAAGTAACCATAGCCTCCGTTGTAACCTTTCTTAGCGTATCGCACACGCCCTAACCACGAACTCTTAACCGTATCTCTGTTGTTGTGTGATATATCAAGTCCGTGATGTATTCTTCCGTTACGATAACCGTGTCCACTTATTAGAACACCATCAACAGGATAGTGGATTTCTGTTAAGTGTAGTGTTGCTGTGTCAGGTAAACTTACAGGTCGGTAATGAATTTGTGCTGTTGCAGTCAATGCCCAAAGGAGCATCAAAGCCATTGCATAGCGATAAACCATAATATTAGTGTTATTCCTATTGATGTTATAATAATGTCGATCATAATTCGGTAAGCATTGTTAGTAACTCCTGCTGTGGGAACATATCGCTTTTATACTTGTTTGTGTTGCTGTGTGTCCATAGTCCTTTGACTCTGCCGTAGTACGCATCTACGTTCCACTCAAAAGCAGCAGCACCTTTCTCCTTTACAAGTTTTGGTAATCCATCACGTATATCAATATTGTCTCGGTTGCCTATAAACTCAATAAGGTGCTTTAATGAGTTAAGTTGCTTGTCGCTGTATCTGTGCCAATACTGCTTATTTTTAAACGCCTTGTCAAGTTTAACTATTTGATCCTCGTGGACTTTATGCCCTGCATAA